CAAAGTGAGTTTCAACTACTCAATGCCAAGCTATCTGAAAAGGCAGACTTACTTGAGTTAGCAGAAGAGCAAATCTGGGATCTATTTTGCAAATGGCAGCAAGTTACAAATGATGTTGAAGTTGATTACCCTGATAGTTTTGATCTACGAGACTACGCAACCGAGCTAACATTCTTACAACAGGCTAGGGCTAGTGGTGTGGCAAGTAAGACATTTACCCAAGGCGTTGATAAAGCTATCTGTGAGCTTGTGCTGGCTGATGAAGATTTGGTGATGGCTACCAAAGAGATTGAGTCAAACAGTAAGCAGTTAGGGCAGTTTGTGACTGATGCGGCTGTTGTGTAATGACACCAGCCCAGCATAGCCAGAACATAGACAGGCTAGAAGCGTTACATGATGAGTTGATCAGTAATGCTTTGTTTGACCTTGAAGAAAAGGCTGCTGAGATTGTTAGTAACTTACCAGTGAAGAATGGCAAGCTGTACGATATTCAATCCGCTGTTTTTGCAAGGCAAGAGCTACAGCAGTCGGTTATTGATTCATTCTTAACCACAGCGGACGAGGTTGTCCGAAGTTACGACCAAGCAACGGCAACATTAATTGGATTGTATCAGGATGTATTGGAAGATGGTGTGTTACCAACCACCCAGTTAGATGCAATCAATCAGCTAAAGCAGTTAGCCTTTAGTGGCTTCGAGGATGTAGCAAGCACTCACTTAGAAGTTATGGCCCGTGAAGTTTATCAAAGCACTCTTACAGGACGTTCAGTTAATGAGAGCGTTAAGTCTATACGCCATGCCATTAACGGCGTTTACATTCAGTCTAATGATGATGATGCCCAAGCATTGGTATCCTTTATTGAAGAATATAAAGATGATGCAACTAAAGTTGAAGAAGTTAATAAAGCTATAGAAAAGCTCCATACAATATATGCCCGCGATAAGGTTGGCAACAACTTGAGGCGATATGCAACAACTTATGCCCATGATTCTTTGATGCAGTTTAGTGCCTTAGTCACAGTAAGCATAGGTAACGATGCGGGGATAGATAGGTGGGAATATTACGGAGACAGCATATTGGATACGCGTGATTGGTGCAGAAAACATGCTGGCAAAATAATGACCACTCAAGAGATTAGGGATGAGTGGGCCAATAACGATTGGAAGGGTAAATCAGCAGGCGACCCATTCATTGTCAGGGGTGGCTATAATTGCAGGCATAGTTGGGTGGCAGTAGTTGATTAATAACTGATGTAACCATCGTGCCATCAGATAATTTTATGTTAATAAGTGACGGGGAATATTATGACCGAAGAAACAACAGCAGAAACAGTAGTAGAAGCAGGACTTAGCCAAGCGGATGTTGACAAGATCGTAGCAGAACGTTTGGGCCGTGAACGCAAGAAGTATGACAAGAAGTACGAAGGCGTTGACCTTGAAGCCTATGGCAAGTGGCAGCAAGATCAGGAGGCCAGCGAGCTTGAACGACAAAAGCAAGCAGGTGATTTTGATACAGCTATGAAGAAGATGGCTGATACAAAAGATGCTGAAATTAAGCGTTTACGTGGTCAGGTTACAACCACTGCTGTAGATGGCGAGCTATTGCGCGCAGCAAGCTCTCTGCAAGCCGTTCAGCCTTCACAGGTGTCTAGCCTACTCCGAAACAATATACGTCTCTCAGAGGACGGTAATGCGGAGGTGCTTGACGACAAAGGAGCGATTCGGTATAGTGATGATGGTTCGTTATTAACTGTATCTTCATTAGTTAATGAGTTCCTTACTACTAACCCGCATTTTGTCAAAGCCTCACAAGGTGGAGCTGGCAGCGTGGGTAATGTAGGTGGCAATACACTGAAGCCTAAATCAGTGGGTGAAATGAGTGGATCGGAATATTCCGAACACCGTAAAAATATCGGTCGTGGTAGAGTTACTGGCGGCTATATTAAACCCAACTAAGGCAAGGTGTATCCATACTGGTCACTTTGCATATATTAATTTTGTAAGGTGATCAACATGGCAGCAACAACTACCTCTACACTAGACGACCTGTTTAGTAATATCATTAAAGAAGCGATTTTCGTATCTCAAGAGACTTCAATGGTTCGTAACCTAGTTACAACTTTTGACATTTCTGGTGAGCAAGGCAAAGTCGTTCAAGTTCCTGTATATGGCGAATCAGTAGCATCAGCTTTGACTGAAGGCACTGATATGTCTAGCACAGCCGTTTCAACTACTAGCAAATCAATCACTGTTTCAGAAGCTGGCGTTCAAGCCTTGCTAACTGACATGGCAGCTAAAACTGCGATGGGCGATGTTGCGGGTGACTTAGGCCGCATCTTAGGCGAAGCAGTTGCTAAGAAGATGGACCAAGACCTAATCGCTTTGTTCGCTGGTTTCAGCGCAGGCCAAGGCGCAGCCGCTCAAGAGATCACTGTTGCTGACTTCTTTAAAGCAGCCGCTGTATTACGTGCTAACAACGCAGTGGGAACTCCTTCTGCCGTTATCCACCCTTACCAAGCTTACCAAATGAAGTCTAACCTAACCAACGCATTTGCTAACCCAAATGGCGCTGATCTTCAGAACGAAGCCATGCGATCTGGTTACGTTGGTACTATCGCTGGCATCAATATCTATGAGTCTGCAAACATTGCGATTGATGGTTCTGGCGATGCAATTGGTGCTTTGTTTACTCCATCCGCTTTAGGCTTGGCAGTTAAGTGGGATATCAACATCGAGCCACAACGTGACGCTTCAATGCGCGGTTGGGAGCTTAACGCTACTGCATCTTATGGTGTTGGTGAGCTGGTTGATGCTTACGGTCAGAGCTTAACTTTTGACGCTTCTTTGTAAGGAGTAGTCATTATGGCCATGAGCGTTGATACCGATTTAACCGCAATCCAGCCCGATATACTGAGCTTGGGGATCACTTCTTTTATCAGTGAGCACCCTAAAGCTAAGGCTGACATTGTACGCAGGTTGAGACGCGATTGGTGGCCTAATAGGGGCATATCTGGGGAACTAGATACTGCCCTAATCTCTGAATCTCAATTTACCACAGCAGCCGCTTATCTGGTTCTTTGGAAGTATGCTTTGCCACAGTTGGCAACGTGGACTACTGAAGACAGATTTAAAGCGATGATTACCTTTTATAAGGGAATGTATGAAGATGAGATTCAGGATATATTTTTAGATGGTGTTGAATATGATGCGGATGATGACGGCGTTATTTCTGTAGAGGATTCAGCAGCAGTTCACTTTGGTAGGTTGCAGCGGTAATGAAGATTACCACCTCCGTTAATATGGAGGGCGTATTAAAAGCGCTTAAATCTGCGTCATTAAAACCAAAGAAAGTGAAAAGAGCTTTAACTATAGCAGCATTGGGTCAAGTGAGAGATGTAAAGACTCGAACAGCTCAAGGCAAAGGCTTGTACGGCAATTTTAAGATGTACTCAGATAAGTACATGGAATTTAAAAGCAAAAGGCAAGGTTCTAGCCCAAAGGTTAATTTATTCTTAACAGGAAAGATGCTTGCTGATTTAGGCGTAGTTAAGGCAGATCATCGTGAAGCTGTAATATCTTTTAGTAGAGCATCAGAACGCGAAAAGGCTAAACAGAATGGCGTTAAGAGGCCATTCATGGGTATTACTAGCACTGAGCAAGATGCCATTGCTAAGAGATTTAAACGGGCGCTATTTAAATGAGTTTACGAGAAAGCATTGCAGATAACTTGGTCACAACTTTGGCTGATATGGATAATGGCGTAATACTTAAAAAGGTAACGCGTGACCCGTTCGACTATGAACGACTATCAAATGCTCAGTTCCCATCAGCTTGGGTTCAATCAGGTGAGGAATTGCGTGAAGACATTTCAATGGGTTTATCTGTTAGGCGTATGGGAACCATTAACTATAGGATTATTGGCTTTGTTAAAGGCATCAAGTTAGACACTGCCAGAAATGAGCTTATAGAAGCGATTGAGGAAGCATTGGATTTAGACCGCACAAGAGGCGGTTTTGCTTTAGATACGCAAGTTTTATCAGTAGGCAGCGACGAAGGCTCTATAGAACCAGTTGGCGGAGTTAATGTTGAAGTGTCTGTTAAGTATGTTTATAACAAGGGCGAATCTTAATGATTATGTACCGAGGCAAAGAGAAGGCAAATTACCATGCTTCTCAAATGCAAACCATGATTAACCGTGGGTGGAGTTGTTCAGCTCCAGTCAAAAAACCAAAGAAAGTAACCACTAAGGAGGCCGAATAATGGCTAACCATACAGGCCAATCTGGCCTAGTAAAGATCGGCACAACCACACTAGGTGAGTTGCGTACATATTCCGTTCAAGAAACGGCTGGAACCATTGAGGACACTGTATTAGGTGATTCTGCAAAAACTTATAAAGCAGGTCAAACTAGCTTTTCTGGTTCTTGTGATGCGTTCTGGGATGAGAATGATGCAGGTCAAACAGCTATTTCAGCAGGCGCTGAGATTGCTATCAGCTTCTACCCTGAAGGCGATGCTGGAACTTATGCTAGCGGTAACGTTATTGTTACTGAGATCGGTGTTTCTACATCTATCGACGGCATGGTAGAAGTAAGCTTTAGCTTCCAAGGGTCTGGCGCTTTAGTTTGGACTGTAGTTTAAATAGTTTCATTGGCTAGGGTAAAACCGAATCGTCCCTCCCCGTGGCTTGCCAATGGATTTTAACGGGGGTTTAATAACGGGGAATTATTATGAGTGCAATTTTAGAAGCAGCAAAAGTACAGTTTAGAGATCGGATGAGCGGCAAGTTGCAAAGCTCAGAAGTGCCTGAATGGGTTGTGAATGGTGAAGCGACTATCATTTACTATAAGCCATCAATGAATTTCAAAGATCAGGGCGAAGTGTTAAAACTACACTCTGAAAACAAACAAGCCGAAGCAGTTGCAATGACCTTCATTCTGAGGGCAATGGACGAAAACGGAACCAAACTATTTAAGCGAGCTAACTTAACTGAGATGATGCGAAGCATTGACCCAGAAGTTATTAGCCGCGTTGTATCTGAAATGGGCGGTGATGATGCCGACATGGAAGACGCAATAAAAAACTAAAGCAAGACCATGATCTGCGCTTCGCTATGGTTTTGGCGGAGCACCTTCACAAAACGTTGGAGGAAATTATGGTCTTATCCACAGATGAAATTATCTTGTGGGCCGCCTACTTGGAGATGAAAAATGGCAAATGAAAACGTCAACATAGTAATTAAGGCGGTCGATAAGACAAAGAAATCATTTAGGGCGGTTACTGTTGGCTTAAACGCTATCAAGAAAGCCGCCTTTTCTATGCAATCCGCATTAGTTGCAGTAGGTATTGCTGGCTTTGGTTTTTTAGTTAAAAAGTCAATGGACGCTACAGACGCTCTAGGCAAGATGGCTGATAAGATCGGCATTAATACAGCGGAGCTTGGCGGCCTACGATACGCAGCAGAACTCACAGGCGTGGCTACCAACACCTTGGACATGGGCTTACAGCGCATGGTTAGGCGTGTGTCTGAAGCTGCTAATGGTACTGGAGCTGCTAAGAATGCCTTAATCGAATTAGGATTAAGCGCAGAAGCGCTAAACAACCTATCACCAGATGAACAGTTCCGAGCTATCGCAGACGCAATGGAAGGCGTTGCAGGTCAAGGCGAAAAGGTTCGCTTGGCTATGAGCTTATTTGACACAGAAGGTGTTGCATTAGTTAACACTCTAAAGGGCGGTAGTGCCGCTTTGAAGGCAATGGAACAAGAGGCTGAACGCTTAGGCTTGCGCATGAGTCGTGGATTAGTGCAGGGAGTTGAGAAAGCTAACGATGCTATTGGAACGCTAACAACTTATATTGCTAACGTGTTCCATAGAACAGTGGCAGAAATGGCCCCAGCTATTGAAGAAGCAACTATAGCTCTGCGCAAGTGGGCAGAAGAGTCAATACAAGCTGCTGGTGGGCCTAAAGAGTTCGCCAAAGGCGTTGCAGTTGCTTTTCTTAATGCAGGCAAAGCAGTAGTCGCATCAACTCAAGCAATGCTTAATACTGTTATTAGAGTGGCTAACCAAGCTGGTAAGGCAATACAAAAACTATTAGATTTACTCCCATCTGCACTTCCTACAATTGATAAGTTAGACGATGATATTACGGCGGCTGGTGAGAATGTTAAAAGAATAGCTACCCAGTTAAACGCTTTGAATGGAACAACGAACCAAATAAAAGAAGATGGTTTAGCTGTTGCTATGAAAGAGCTAAAAATCTTACAAGAGGAAAAGGCTCTTGGTGAATACATTCAAACCTTTAAGCCTATAGAATTAGTTAATTTTGATGGTGCTCTTGGTCAAATAGATAAGCTAATAGCTGGAGTCAAAGCTATTCAAATTGATGAAAAAGCAAAAGATGTTTCTCAAGGTGATGTTGCTAAAGTTGATTTAACTGCTTCAAGCATTAACATGGACCAGCTATTACAGTTGCAGAATGCTAAATATATTATATTGCAAGATGCTAAAGCTGAGCATGAAGAAAAGATGCTTAGTATGACTCACCTATATTTACGGAAGCAGAGCGCAATGCAAAAAGCGGCATCTGCTAATAAAATTGATACTCTGCAAGAATCAGGCAAAAAGGTTGTAGGGGCTTTAAGTTCTCAATACAAATGGGCCTTTGACCTTCATAAGTCATTCGCCATTAAAGACGCTTTGATTGATACTTATAAAGCTGTGTCTAGTTCGTTTGCAAATGCGGGTGGATGGCCTATGGGTATTGGCCCAGCAGCGGTGGCATTAGCTCAAGGTACTGCTAATGTTCAGATGCTTAGATCCACAAGTTTCCGTGAAAAAGGTGGTCCAATGGCTGCTGGTAGCCCTTATATCGTAGGTGAACGAGGGCCAGAGCTGGTGGTTCCATCATCTGCTTCTAGTGTTGTTCCAAACGATAAGTTAGGAGGGGGCGGCAACGTCACCATTAACGTAACAACTAATGATGCAAGTGGCTTCGATGATTTATTAACTCGCAGTCGTGGTACACTGTTGGGATTAATGAACCAAGCGCTTAACGAAAACGGCAGGGCATCACTTGTATGAGCTACCCAACAATACCAGCATTTAATGCAATAAAACTAAGCTCCAGTAACCCTACCTTATTTTCTGAGGCGGCTAATGGTCGTATGCAAAGTAGGAAGATCGGGGGGCAGAAGTGGTCTTTTACAGCATCCTACTCCCCAATGATAAGGGATCAGTTTAACCCTGTATTTGCTTTCACTGTGGCGCAGAATGGGCGTCACGGAGTATTCACAGTAGTTCCAACTGAGATAAGCAACACCAGCGGCACAGCGAGCGGGTCTGTAACTACTTCAGGCGCTAGCAGGGGCGTAACATCAGTTGCGGTAACGGGCCTTGCAGGGTCTTTAAAGGCTGGTGACGTAGTTAAGTTTGCGGGTCATGATAAAGTATATATGTTAACGGCTGATCGTTCTGGTGATGGCGCAATGGCAATTACTCCAGCGTTAGTTGAAGCTGTTGGTTCTGAGCAAGTTGTATATAACAACGTGCCGTTCACTGTACGCCTAGCAAATGACATACAAAGTTATCAGGTAAGTTCTGGGATGTTCTTCAAATACGAGGTTGATTTTGTAGAGGCGCTATCATGAGTCGAGGTATTCACGCTGATGTCATTACAGAGCTTGCCAAAGATTATTTTAATATGGCTCACATTGTTAGTATTGATTTCTCACAAACTGTTTATCTTACTGATTACGCACATGATATATCTCATGGTGGAAATAATTACGAATCAAGCAGCTATCTTTTAGGTCTATCTCAAGTTAATGAAACCTCAGATGCCCAACTAGGCACGTTTACAGTTGAACTATCTGGGGTTCAACAAGCCTTTATTGCTATATTACTAAGCGAAAATTATATAGACCGACAGGTTATTATAGATCGAGTTATACTAAATTCATTAGGCGAAATCATTGGCGAACCAATATCATTGTATAATGGGCGCATTGATGGTTTTTCAATAAAAGATCAATAGATAAACAATATGAAAACCAGCAGCGTCAATTTATCAGTAGCATCCCACTGGTCGGATTTTAAAAAGAAATCTGGCAGGCGTACAAATCATAATGGTCAGCAGATCCACTTTGCTGGCGATAAAGGTTTTGAATTTGCAGCCAATACCGTAAAAGATATTAAATGGGGTAGATCGTAATGGGGTTTTGGATAACTTTAATAGCTTCTGTTGTTGCTAGCTGGTTAGTTAGTGCAAGCGTAGCTGCATCAGCACCTCGGCGTGAAACTGGAACAAAGGTTAACAAGCAAAGCAACGTTGCCGCTATACCAATAATCTATGGAGAGCGAAAAGTAAGCGGTACGCGTGTATTTGTATCTAATGGCGATTCCTCAAACACCTACTTATATATCATCCTTGCATTGTGCGAGGGTGAGGTAAATAGCATTGGCGATATTTACATTGATGACATATTGTCCACAGACAGCAAGTTAAATGGCTTGGTTAATATTACTAAGTATGTTGGCACTGATGTTCAGTCAGCAGATCAAACTTTTATAGATGCCAATATTGGCTGGACGCCAAACCACCAGCTAAAAGGCACTGCTTATCTTGCAGTCAGGCTTAAATGGAGTTCTGACGCTTTTACAGGTATGCCAAATATTCAAGCCGTGGTTCAGGGTCGAAAGATTTGGACAGGATCAACAACAGAATACAGCACAAACCCTGCTTGGATTTACCGTGATTACTTAACTAACACGAGGTACGGTAAAGGATTAGCTGCAAGTTTTATTAATGATACTCAAATAGTAATGGCGGCAGATAAGTGTAATGCTTTAGTCCTTCCATACGAAGGTGCGGCACAGCAGAAGATTTTTGAATGCAATGCTGAGATAGATACAGATAATGAGATACTAAGCAATGTTAAGGTTTTGCTATCAGGTATGCGTGGCATGATGACTTGGGCTAATGGTCAATATGGCTTAAT